GTCACATTTTTACACAGTCAATTCAGTAATGTCTGGTAAAGTAAATTAACAGAAAGTCAATAGATAAGGAGAAATATTATGCCAGCACCAAAGAAGCCGGCCAGCGTTCACCGAATCAAAGGAACGTACAGAAACGACCGGCACAGCGGCGGCGTTGAAGTGGAATCAGTTATGCCGGAAATGCCTGAATGGATTTCGGGTGAAGCTAAACAGCTTTGGGAGAAAATCGCGCCTGACTTGAAGGACGCTGGATACCTGACAAAGCTGGATGGCGTGGCTCTGGCTACCTATTGCGAACTGGTCTGTCAGTTCATAGCCGACCGCGAGAACTTCGCACCTCAGAAGCTGACACAGATGCGTAGCTTCATGGGTGAGCTAGGCTTGACGCCAGGCGCAAGGGCCAAGCTCCCCGCGATCAACAAAGAAAAGCCCAACAACTCGTTTGAAGGAATGTAATATGCCGGGGCCACCGTTCAACATTAACGACCGTTTTCCAGAAAGCGGCCGAATGATCAAAGAGAACAACAGGCTGGTGAACGTGGCCGATGTTCCTGACGTAGACCTGCCGGTGAACACGCCTATTACGCTTTGTGCGCGTTCAATATCAGGTAACGCAACGGTTACAAGCGTGTTTCGTGCGCGTGAAGAGTGGCAATGGCAAGCTATCCGCACGTAGAAAAGGCCAACAAGTACGCCAGGGACGTAGTTTCTGGTGACATTCCTGCTTGTAAATGGGTGGTATTAGCCTGCCAGCGGCACCTTGATGACCTCAGAACGGCCAAAAATGACGCGAAGTTTCCCTATATTTACAGCCCAACAAGCGCAGAAAAGCCCTGTAAGTTCATAGAAGCCTTGCCGCACACCAAGGGAAAGTGGGCAGGACGGCGGGAATTGCTGGTCTTGGAGCCTTGGCAGTGCTTTCTGGTGTGCTGTGTGTTCGGTTGGTTGCGTAAATCCAGCAACAAGCGCCGGTTCAGGCGGGCTGAATTGTTCGTGCCACGTAAAAACGGCAAGTCTGCGATGGCGGCGGCCATCGGCTTGTACATGATGGCGGCTGATGGCGAGTACGGCGCTGAAATCTACAGCGGTGCGACAAGCGAGAAACAAGCGCAAGAGGTTTTCACGCCTGCCTATTACATGGCCAAGCGTACACCGGATTTCCTGGAATACTTCGGCGTTGAGGTAAGCGGCACACACAAGAACCCGACAGCGATCTATAAAATGGCTGATGGTTCCAAGTTTTCGCCAGTTATAGCCAAGCCAGGCGACGGGGCTAGCCCTCACTGCGCCATTGTTGATGAGTACCATGAGCATCAGAGCGATTCGATGGTTGAAACAATGGAAACCGGCATGGGTGCGCGTGAGCAACCGCTGCTTTTAATCATCACAACGGCTGGTGATAACCTTGGCGGGCCGTGTTACCTGATGCAGAAAGACGCGGAAAAGATGCTCGATGGCCTTATATCGGACGATCAGACCTTTGCGCTGATCTACACAATCGACAAGGGCGACGACTGGACCAGCATCGACACGGTTAAGAAGGCCAACCCAAACTACGATGTATCTGTAGGGGCTGAATATTTTGAACTTCGCATAGCTGACGCGATGGCTAACAGCCGAAAGCAGGCATCGTTCAGGACAAAGCATCTAAACCAGTGGGTTGGTGCGCGTGAGGTTTACTTTAACATTCAACGCTGGCAGGAATGCGAAGACCTTAATCTAAACATTGAGCAGTTCCACGGAGCCAAAGCCTATATTGGTATGGACCTAGCCAGCAAAGTCGATATAGCTGCCTTGGACATTGTTCTACCGCAGGGCGATGGTCAATACGTCAGGTTCGGGAAGTATTATTTGCCTGAAGCGCGAATACTGGAAAAAGATAATACCCACTACCAGGGTTGGCATACGGATGGATGGATTACTCAAACAGACGGGGAGATGATAGACTTCAACATAATAAAGCGAGATATTCTTGCCTTATGCGACTTCTTTGATGTAGAAGAATTGGCCTACGACCCGCATCAGGCTACAATGCTTGTTACAGAATTGATGGATGAAGGGGTGCCGGTTGTTGAAATGCGCCCAACGGTTCTTAATTTTAGCGAACCCATGAAGCAGCTAGACGCTCTGATAAGATCAAGGCAGGTTCGGCACAATGGAGACCCTGTATTTTCATGGATGCTGTCAAACGTAGTTGCAAAAGAGGACGCAAAAGAGAACGTCTATCCGCGCAAAGAGCGCGCCGCGTCCAAAATAGACGGCGTAGTAGCGAACCTGATGGCCCTCGGCAGATGTATGACGAAGGAAGATCAGGACATAGGTCCGGCCATTGACAACTTTATATCGGTGAAATTATGAGCTATTGGGGCAGAACCTTAGATTTTTTCAGCTTCCGTGGCTTACAACAGCGCAAGGGGCTGCAAGTATCTGGCCCACAAACGCGAACCCGACCACCTAGCAGTTCCGTCAACTTTGATACAGCAATGTCCGTGTCGGCTTTCTGGGCTTGCGTAAAGCTTTTGACCGAAACGCTGTCTAGTATGCCGCTGAAGTGCTACCGGATCCGCAACGGAGTCAGGGAAGACCACAGCAATTACGCCCTTTGGCAGCTTTTATCCTACCAGCCAAACCGATACCAGACCCGCGTAGAGTTCTTTGAGACAATGGCCCTTAACCTTGTTACCACAGGTAACTGCTATGCGGCTATAGTGCGCAATGGCGCGGGAAGGGTGGTATCACTGATGCCGCTCATGTCTTCACAGATGCGCGTCATCTTGCAAGACGATGGGAGCAAGCAATTTCAGTACAACACAAGCGAAGGAACGCTGAAGGTGTTCGCTGAAGAGTCAATATGGCACATCCCGCTTTTTGGTAACGGCGTAGTTGGCCTTTCGCCCATCGGCTATATGGCTAAATCGTTGGGCGTTGCTATTGATAGCGATGACCGGGCGGCTACCCTGGCGGCAAGTGGTGGCAAGACTAACGGCGTGTTGATGGTTGATAAGCTGCTGACCAAAGAGCAGCGCGAGAAGGTGCGCGAGAACTTTGCAGACTTGACAGAAGGCCGCACAGATCAGCTATTTGTGCTAGAAGCAGATATGCGCTTTGAGCGTACCAGCCTGAGTCCTCAAGATATGCAACTGCTGGAGACTAGACGTTTCCAGACTGAGGATATTTGTCGATTCATGGGGGTGCCCTCTGTTTTGGTCAACGACCACAGCGGCACCACCGCCTGGGGATCAGGTATCTATCAAATTGTGCAAGGTTTCTATAAACTAGGTATGCGGCCACTGCTGGAACGGTTCGAAACCAGCATTAAGCGCCATTTGATGCCTAGAGGCGATTGGGCCACAATAGATTTTAAGTTTGACTTTGACGATCTGCTAAGACCAGACAGAGAAACCCGCATGGAAGCCAACAACAAGGCAATCAACAGCGGGCAGCTAACGCCAGACGAGGCGAGAAATGAAGAAGGGCGCGGGCCAATGCCTGGCGGTAATGCAATTTATCTTAACGGCACGTTAGTACCTGCCGGTATGGTTCGCGGTCAAACGCAAGGGGGCGGGAATGCACCACAAAATCCTACAACTGAATAGCGCCGGGGTTAAGTTTGACGGTGATAACCCTCGCATCTTTGAAGGCTATGCCAGTGTGTTCGGAGGCGTGGACTCTTATGGTGATATGATCATGCCGGGAGCTTATGCAGACACGCTGAAACAAGAGAACCGCAATGGCCGCGCTATCAAAATGCGCTGGAACCACTTCGGGCCTATCATCGGCAAGTGGCTGGAAATGTACGAAGACGAAAAAGGTCTTTATGTTCGTGGCGAGCTAACGCCTAACCACAGCACAGCCAGCGATGTGGCCGCAAGTCTTCAGCACAAAGCCGTTGAGGGTTTATCCATTGGTTACAGCATGGATGAAAACGGCTACGAGTATGACGGCGTAGTGCGAAAGCTGAAGAAAATAAAATTGAGTGAGATTAGCGTGGTTGAAGAGCCTGCTGATATTAATGCCAAGATTGATGGGGTCAAAGGTCTTATTGATGAAATGGAAAGTTTTAAAGATGTGGAAAGTTTCCTGCGCGAGGCTTGCAGCTTTTCACGGACTGATGCGACCGCACTGGTAGGCCGCATTAAGTCTTTGTCGCACGGTGAGCGTGGCGGCGCAAAAGAAACCAGCGAACTAAAGCAACTGCTGCAAAAACGTAGCACCTTTTAACTGAGGATTACCGCCATGAGTACCGATTTTGACGAGCTAAAAACGCTGTTGGAGAAATCCGACGAAGAAGTGAAAAGCGCCTTTACGAAATTTGAAGGCCAGGTAAAGGAAAACGGCGAAGCCACCAAAGGCGTAAAGGATGAGCTTAAAGCTCAGACCGAGCGCAATGATGAAATCGCTGCCGAAATGAAGCGCCTGGAAGGTGAGATTACCGAGCTTTTCCAGAAGGGAACCAAGGGCGAAACCAAGCAGGCACCGAAATCTATCGGCGCTCAGTTTGTTGAGTCTGAGCAGTTCAAGAATTACCAATCTGGTAGCAGCAACAAAGCCAGCATGGAGTTCAAGAACACCATCATCGGTGAAGGCGGTAGCCCGCAAGAGCCGAATAACGACATTGTACCGCTGCAAACTATGGCGGGCATTGTTGGTGGCGCGTTTCGTCAGCTTCGACTGCTGGACTTGATCAACACCGGCCAGGCTAGTGGCAACACTATCCACTACACCCGCGAGTTGACATTCAGCAACGCGTCAGCGGAAACGGCAGAAGGCACAACCAAGCCAGAGGCAACCTTGACCTTTGAAGGCATTGATACTCCAGTACGGACTATCGCGCACTTCCTGAAAGTGTCTAAGCAGGTTCTGGACGATGCGCCTGCCCTTCAGTCGTACATCGACCGGCGTCTGCGTTACGGCGTAGAGCTTCGCATGGAAAAGCAGATCATCAACGGTGACGGCACTTCGCCTAACCTGAGTGGTATGCTTGCCAGCGGTAACTTCACCAGCCTTACAGCGGCCAGCGGTGATAACAACTTTGATTTTGCGAACAAGGCAAAATACAAGGTCGTTGAATCCGATTATCAGGCAGATTACTACCTGATCAACCCGGCTGATTGGGGCGCAATGGAGCGTCTGAAAGACAATGACGGGCGTTACATTGGTGATGGTGCCGTAGGCTACCTGCAAAACGGTCTGATTCCGACACTGTGGGGACTGCCTGTGATCCCGTCGAACAGCGTACCGGCTGGCAAACTGCTTTCAGTAGCCAACGATGCGTCGATGTTCTGGCAGCGTCAGGCTTCTACGGTCGAAATCTTTGACCAGAACGAAGATGACGTGAAAAACAACCTGCTCACCATTCGTGGCGAGGCGCGAGGCGCGTTTACCGTGTTCCGTCCTTCAGCGATTGTAGCCGGTGACTTGCCGAACCCTGCCGCGTAAAGCGATAGGCTAGGATAAGAGGGGCGGCTGTAAAACGCCGCCCCTTTTTTGTATCTGCTAATTAGGGGCAACAAATGAACCTCAAGGCAAAAAAGAATTTTAGCAACAACGTCACAGGCAACGTGGAAAGCGGCCAAACGCTTTATGATGTGCCTCAGCACGTAGCTATCCACCTTATTGATGCTGGTCTATGTGAAGCAGTGGGCATGGGTCAGGCAAAGCGCCCTTTAGACAGTGGGCAGGCTGCACAGTCGTCATCTTCGCAAGCGGGCCAAGCCTCACAGAACAAGATTGTGAATACGTCCGACAGCGACACGAGCGAGGGCAGTGTAAAGCCATCGCAATCAACACCACTTACAAACGAGTCCCTTGGGCAGACTGCATCTATGGATTCGACCGCGCTTGGTGGAAACGGTACTACGAAGAAACGCCGGAAGGGTGCGAAAAAGTAACCGGGGATAAGTGGGCGGCGAACGAATACGGACTGACAAGGGTTAAAGTTAGACCGGGCAACTGTTTAAGCACAGATCATGGCATTCTTGACAGCGGACAGAACAGCGGCCACCAGGCTATTCAGTACGCTTATCAAGCCGGGGCAAAGCGTATCATCCTGCTTGGCTATGATATGCAGCACACAGGCGGCAAGAGGCATTGGCACAGTGATCATCCGGGGCCGCTGAATAATTGCGAAGGGATTGCCCAGTGGGTAAAGCATTTCTCACCATTGGCCAGAGATATAGATTTTTACGGCGTTGAGGTTGTAAACTGTACAACAGAAACGGCGCTACATTGTTTCAAAAGGGGCGTAATCAGTGATTACTTATAAAGTGCAACGGGTTACAGAACCGGACATAGAGCCGATTACGCTTGTAAAGGCCAAAGAGCATCTTCGTATCGAGTCGGATTTTGCGCTTGATGATGACTTGATTGGCGCGTATATCGGTGCAGCCAGGGATCAATCCGAGAAATACTGTAACCGTTCTTTTGCCCTTGCTGATTTCTTTCTGATGATTACCGGGTTCCCTGGCACCACTGCTGCAATCACCTTGCCCGATCCAAAGACTGCCGAAGTCACAGCAATTACATACATCGACGACAGCAACACGGAGCAGACCGTTGATCCGGGTGATTACGTTGTGGACATTGACCGACAGCAGATCAGGCCGACAGGTAACTGGCCTATTCGCGGCAAGTCTTTAAAGATCAGCTACAGCGCCGGTTATGACGCCAGTGCTTCGCCTGCTGAGACTATCCCTAAGAGCGTTGACCAAGCTATGTTGCTCATCATTGCCGATATGTACGAGCTACGGCAAAGCCAGATCGTGGGCAACATGATTTCAGAGAATCCAGCCGCATCCATGCGCCTTTCACTGCACCGCGTAGAAATGGGGGTCTAATATGTCACGACCTGGCGCAATGGATCAGAGAATTATCATCAGGCGCGTGGATAATAGAACGCCTGACGGTTATGGCGGCTTCACAGAGACTGTCACAACGCTTGCGACCGCATGGGCGGCTATCATTCCTAAAGGTGGCAGCGAACAGGACAGGGCCGACAGGGTTAATGCCGTGGGTACGGTTGTCTTTGCTATACGCAACCGCCAGGACATAGATTTTCTGGAGAATGATCGTATTGAGTGGCTTGGCCGTGACTACAACATAAGGGTTATTGAATACCCTAGCGACCGGGCGCAATACGTTGAGATTTTGGCGCAGCGCGGGGTTGCTGAGTAATGGCTTACAGCGGCGTAAAGATTGAGGGGCTGGAAGGGCTTCAGGACATTCTGGGCGACCTTGGGCCAAGGGCCGCACGTAACCTTAACCGCTCGACGATTCATGCCGTCGCTGGCATTGTACGCAAGGAGGCGCGAAAGAAAGCGCCAAAGGATGAGGGTACGCTCAAAAAGGCGATCAAGGCCAAAAGGCGCAAGCCTCGCCATCCTGATTATCCCTACAGTGATGTCATGGTTGAGCATGGCCGTAACGCTAAAAATGACGCATGGTATTGGCGCTTTGTTGAGTACGGGACACAAGACCTTCCAGCGCGTCCGTTTATCCAGCCAGCCATTGACGGTATCAGGTACGATATACCGGCTATTTACCGCAAAGAGTTTGCCAACAAGCTGGCCAAGATGCTTGCCAAAAAGAGGAAGCGTTAATGGGCATGGAATTAGAGCTACAGGAAGCAATCTTTCAGAACTTATCCGGCGATGCTCCATTGCTTGCTTTGGTTAATGGGATTTATGACTACGTGCCACAGCCCAATGATGCCGGTAGCCCTGCAAACTTCCCTTATGTTGTTGTAGGTGATGACAGCCTGAACGCATGGGACACGGATACCACTACCGGCGCGGATTCATCCATTGTTATTCATAGCTGGAGCCGGTACAAAGGCAAAAAAGAAATCAAGCAAATTCAGGGGGCCGTTTACGCGGCTTTGAACCGTGCTACACTAAGCATCGACGGTTATTCGTTTGTAACCTGTGACCTGCTAACCTCAGATAGCTTTATTGATTCTGATGGTATAACGCAACACAGTACGCAAACATTCAGAGTTCTTTTCAACACAGCCTGACGGAGGGCTAACCCATGCCAAACTATATTGGCCGAGATTTTTTGATCAAGAAAGCATCGACAGTTCTGGCTTCCGTCAGAGCAAAAACAGTCACCATCAACGGTGAGCCAATCGACATTACCACGGATAACAGCGCAGGTTATCGCACACTTTTGGGCGAAGCTGCAACGCGCTCGATTGATATGTCTGTTGAGGGTCTGACTGATGACGATACCCTACGCGCCATTATCCTGGGTGCTGGTGGTTCGCTTCTGTTGACTGATGTAACGGTTGATTATCCTGACGGTGCCAGTCTTGGCGGTGATTTCTTCCTGAACAGCATGGAAGAATCAGGCCAGCACACTGATGCGGTAGGCTTTTCGGCTTCGCTGCAATCATCCGGCACCTGGTCATATACACCCGCGTAAGAGGTTTTAAATGTCAGTCTTTGAAGATGTGACGCTTGAATGGGAAGGCAAGAGCAAAACCGTACCACATAACGATGTGATGCGAATGCTTGCGAAGGTTGAAGATCAGCTTACGTTGCACGAAATGCAGCTTTTCCGTCAACGCGGCACCGCTCCCCTGATCCGGGTGTCTATGGCTTACGCCTGTGCGCTTCGTCACGCTGGCTTTGAGGTTAGCGATGACGAGGTATACAAGCGAATCATGGACAGCAGCAGCGGCGATCAGGGACAGCTTGCGCTTACGATTGTAAGTAGCCTCCAGTCTATGATGGTGCCGCCTGCCAACCTGGACGTTAAGCAAGAGGCGACAAGCAAAAAGCCGGGAAAAGGCAAGGCCGTCAGCAACTCGTCAAAGAAGCGTACAGAGCCGCAGTCGGGCTAGGGTGGGTCACACCAACAGAGTTCTGGCGGCTGCATCCTGATGACTTTTTTTGGTTGTGGGAAACAAAACAGCCTGGGCACCGCGATAAGTGGGATGAGCTTTATCAGGCACTAAAAAGCGGGTGATATGTGGCAACAGTAATTGGCGATCTGGCGGTACGAATCGGCGCGGATACCAGTGGGTTAAACTCTGGTATGGCCAAGGCGAACAAGCGGATTGGCCAGTTAAGCCGTAAAGCCGCTGATGGCAGTAAGCAGATGGCCAAGTACGGCGCTGCTGCTGCCGCTGCTGGTGCCGCCATTGCAGCCGGTTTGGTTGTGAACAGTATTGCAGCAACACGCGAAACGGCTAATCTTGCTAAAATAGCAAATAGCAGCGTCTCTACCTTCCAGAAAATGGCCTTCGGTGCCAAGTCCGTTGGCATTGAAAACCAGAAACTAGCCGACATTCTTAAAGATACGTCTGATCGCGTGGGTGACTTCTTGGCCACTGGCGGCGGGCCGATGGCTGATTTTTTTGAGAACATAGCGCCAAAGATCGGCGTTACCGCTGAAGAGTTCCGCAACCTTTCAGGGCCGCAAGCCCTACAGAAATACGTCAACGGCCTGCAAGAAGCAAACCTTTCGCAATCAGAAATGACCTTCTTTATGGAGGCGATTGCCAGCGATGCCACGGCACTGATACCACTGTTAAAAGATGGTGGCGCAGCAATGGCAGAGCAGGCGGCACAAGCTGAAAGATTGGGGATTGTCCTTTCTGATATTAAAACTGCAAAGATTGAAGAAGCCGCCAAGCAGATGGACAAGGTTGGCGAGATTAGCGCGGGCTTTGTTGATCAGTTTACGGCTGAGCTATCGCCGGTTATTACGGCATTAGGAAAACAGTTAGTTGGATTAACTGAGGACGTTGGCGGCGTGGATAATGCGGCTACTATTGCGTTTAATAATATGATTGAAGGGGTTGCGTTAGTTATTAACGCTTTCGATAGGATGAATCGAAACGTTTTGATGACACAAAACACCATTGACCAGTGGGCGGTACTGGTCAGAATTGGTTTACTGGAAGTGGCCAGGGAAATAATAGACATACCGCAAGACGCCGTTAATCAAATGATAATGGCTATCAACGAAATACCCGGAGTTAAATTTGATTTTATAGAAATGTCCGATACTAGCAAAAATATTACGGGCAAGATTGAAGATTCTAAAAAACAACTTCTTATATGGCGCGGCGAACTGGCCTCAATGCTTTCCGAGCCATTGAAAGGGGATATGTTAAAAAGATTTGTGGCTGATGCCATAACAGTTGCGGAAGCTTCAGCAGCGGCAGCAGCAGCAGCGGCAAATAATACAGGCGGGGAAGGCGGTGGAAACAAAAAAGACGAAGAAGAAAAAGCCGCATTGCAAGAGAAGTTAGCCAGGATTGAAGAAGGCAACATGTCAGAAATGGAACTTCTTAGGGCCAAACTTGCAGAAGAAAACGCCATTATCAATGAGTCTAAAGAGAAAGGGCTGATTAGTGAGAAAGAATGGCGTGAAATGCTTTTGGAAAATCTTGATACATTTGAAGGAAAAAAGACCGACATAGAAGAAAAAGCAGCCGATGCCCGTAAGCGTCTGGCAAAGGAAGAGGCCGACTTTAAACGTAAAGCCTTGGGCGATGCCTTAAGCGATATGTCGACGCTGATGAATACAGAAAGCCGCAAGATGTTTGAAATAGGAAAGGCGGCGGCATTATCACAAGCCATCATAGACGGTTACGCAGCCATCACAGGCGCTTACAAGGTCGGCGCGTCTATCGGTGGCCCGATTCTTGGTGCTGCCTATGGCGCGGCTGCTGGTGCGGCTACGTTTTCACAGATTAGCGCAATCAGAAGCCAGTCTTTTGGGTCAGGTGGCGGAGGTTCAGGTGGCGGAGGTGGCGGGGGCAGCGTTACCCAAGGCATCAACAACCAATCGGAGCCTGTCAAGCCCCCTACTGAAACGATGGTCGCCAACCTAAACATCACGGGCCAGAACT